CGAGTTGTTCGAGGCCGGGTCGGTGTTGCTGCTGCCCGAGTGGGTGCTGACGTCCCAGCCGAGGGACACGATCGTGCCGTCCGGGCTCCAGGAGGTGAGGTTGGCCAGCCGGACCTTCACCGCGGTAATGGTGGCCCCGGCCAGGTCGGCGGCGATCTGGGCGTAGTTGAGCATCATGAACGTCTTGGCGTGCCCGAAGCCGGGCGGCTGGGCGTGGCTGCCGCCCTGGTAGACCGCGCCGTCGATGTTGATCCGGGCGTTCGGGCTGGTCCCGTCGGAGCCCTGGAAGGCGTAGGTGTGGACGGCGTTGTAGTACCGGGTCCAGGTCTTCTTGGTCCCGGTCCCGGTTCCGCCCCGGCCGCCCGAGCCGCCGCCCTTGACCGTGCCGCCCAGGCCCCCGGTCGCCCCGCCGGCCTGGCCCGGGTTTCCCTTGGCGCTGATCCCGCCGGAACTGCCCCCGCCGCCCGCTGAGCTGCCCGGGGCACCGCCCTTGCCCCCGGGGTAGACCGTCCCGCCCGGAGCCAGCCCGCTGCCGCCCAGGCCGCCGTCGGTGTTCGTGCCGCCCTTGCCCCCGTACGCGGCCAGCGTGCCGAAGGTGACGTTCCCGGCATCGCCCCCGTTCCCGGTCGTGCCCGCCACTCCGGGCGTGCCGATCGAATAGGCGATGCCCGTCCCGCCGGAGAAGGCGTAGGCCTTCTTGGTCACGTAGCCGCCTCCGCCGCCGCCGCCGAAGGTATCGGTCGTGCTGCCTCCGCCGCCGCCGGACGGGGCCCACAGCTGCGGCGTGCAGGTGCCCGAGGGCGTCGGCGGCATGAAGGTACCCGAGCCCGAGTTGAAGGTGACCGAGCCGGTCCTGGCCGCCGCCGAGCCGATCTTGGCGCTGCTCACCACCCCGGTCCAGGACGACAGCGAGAGCAGCGGCAGCGCGTCGGAGCCGAAGAAGTCAGTGTTGCTCGCCATGGTCGGGAAGCCGTTCATGGCCATCGGGCTGCCCCCGGTAGCGCTGGCCAGCGAAGCTGACCCGTCGGCGTCCTCGCACGTCCAGTAGGCCACCGGGGCCGCGGCCGTGCCGCGCAGGCTGCCGTAGTAGCGGCGCACCACCGAGCCCAGCACGCCGCTCTGGCCCAGCCGGCGCAGCACCCCGGACGCGGTGATCTGGCAGTAGACGTCCGTGCCGGTCGGGTCCCAGGCGGGCGGCCACTCGCTGACCTCGCCCCAGAACCGCAGCACCAGGTCCGAGGTGGTGCCGACGTCGGACTGCACCGAGATGCGCAGCTGGCTGTTGCGGCTGATCAGGCCGTAGAAGGCACCCACCGGATTCCGCAGCGTGAACCGGCCGTCCCGGTTGTTCAGGGTCAGCGTGGCCTGGGCCGGCTGCGGGGCCGTCGTCTCGTCCGGCTGGCCGCTGGTGATCTTGATGACGTCGCGCTGGTACACCCAGTCGCTGATGTCGGTCCAGGTGCCGCCGACATCCAGCTCGACCATGATGGCCAGCGCGGCCTGCGGGAACACCGGGGGCGTGACGTAGACCCCGTAGATGTCGCTGTAGATGTCCCCGTAGACGTCAGGCATTCAGCACCCGACCGCAGTCTGGCGGGCCAGCGTCGTCGACGTCCCGGCCCACTTCAGGAACCAGCCTGCGGGGAGCCGCACCGCGAGTAGCTCCGTCGCCGTGGGCGTGGCGGACGAGACGATCGTGGTGGCCACCCCGCTGGTCGGGCCGATCGCCAGCGTGAACGCGGTGCCGGGCGTGCCGATCTGCAGGTAGACCATGTAGTCCCGGGTGACGTCCGAGAGCTGCGCCGCCGTGCCGTTGGCGAACGTGGGGGTGATCGCGGGCGCGGAGTTCACCGTGCTGGTGCCCGCGTAGAACGACGCGAGCCCGAAGACGCTGGCGGTGTTCAGGAAGCTGCCCCCGGCGATGGCCAGGTTGCCGGCCCCGTCGTTGAGCTGGTTCGGCGGAGCGGTCTGGATCGCCGCCGTGACGAACGACCAGCCGATGACGTTGACCGAAGTCCCGGCGTCGAACTGGAAGGAGGCGGTGACTCCGGCCGACGGGGTGTTCTCCGAGCAGCCGGTGAAGGTCACGTTCTTGGCCGAGCCGGTCGCCCAGAAGGACTTGCCCGAGCAGTGGAAGGTGAAGCAGCTCTCCAGGGTGATCCCGGTGCCGCCGGAGATCTGGAAGCAGGTGGCCGAGCCCTCGGCCCCGCAGCCGGACAGGGACAGGCCGGTCGCGTTGAAGATGAAGTAGCCCGGGGCGTTGTTATCGGCCGCGCAGCCGATCAGCGCGCTGTAGGTGACGTTCTCCAGGTCATACCCGGACGCGGTGTTCGAGTCGGCCCAGCAGTTGCTGAAGGTCACGCTGGTGTTGGTCCCGCCGCCCAGGGAGAAGCCGTTGCCGCCGTTGGACCGGCAGATCACGTTGGTGAGGCTGGACACGATCAGGATCTCGGCGTAGAAGCCGTGGCTGCCGAAGTCGATGATCACCAGGTCCTCGAAGTGGCAGCCCTGCACGTTCGGGTCGCCGCCGGTCGAGGCGACCAGCGAGATGCCCCGGCCGGTGCCGCTGTTCGGCCCGGAGAGGGTCAGCGACCGCACCGTGACCGAGGACAGGTTGCCGCCCGCCCAGCTGATGCCGTTCTTGGCGGTATTGACCTGGTGGATGGTGGTCGAGGCGATGCCGGACCCGATCAGGGAACTGCCGTTCGAGGGAGTCAGCACGTCGTTGAGGTAGAAGTCGCCGGGCCCGAGCCGGACCTCGTAGCCCGCGGACAGCCGGGCCTGGATGGCGGTGCGGTCGGTCGCGCCCGTGACGTCCCCGCTCGGCATCATCAGCAGCAGGCTGAAGTTGTCGGAGATCTTCGTGTGGTCGGCGAAGTGCCCGGGGTCGAGGTCGGCCCGGTTGTCCGGCGGCACCTGGTACGTCACCATCGTCTGTCTCTCCTAGCCCCAGCCGAGCACGCTCTGGACGTCGCCGCCGCGGATCCGGATGTTCTTGCGCAGCCAGGTGATGAACTCGTCGCTGGCGTTCCCGCCGATCCACTCGATCTGCAGCTTGCCCGCGGGGGCCCCCGCGCCTGCCATGGCCACCTGGGAGTGCGGGTAGACGTGGCTGCCGTGCGGCAGCCGGACCAGCTCGCGGCCGTACTCGCCGACCGTGGCCCAGCCGCCGCCGATGCCGCCCGCGCCGTAGCCGTGCATGGACCCCATCTGCCCCGGGCCCCGGCCGAATCCCCTGCCGTGGGCGGAGTAGTTGATCGCTGCTGCGATGTTGGCCAGCGGGTTAAAGATATCGTTAGAAGTGCCAGGCCAGTGGTAAGCTGCGAAAGTAGATCCGATTGTTTGAAGGAGCCCGCGACTCGGATCGCCTCTTTGTGCGTTTATGTCAGTATTGTTCTGGGCTCTGGGGTTGCCCCCGCTCTCGCTCTGCATCTGGTCCAGCACCAGGCCGGCGTAGGAGGCAGGCAGGTGCTCCATCGCCAGCGCATGCAGGACCAGGGGCCGCCACCGCTGCACCCCGGAGCCACCCCCGCCACCGCCGAACAGCTTGTCCCAGATCCCGGTGGCCAGGTTGCCGATGCCGCTCAGCACGTCCAGCGCATGACCGCCCAGGCCCTTCAGCGCGCTGACTGCCTTGCCCGGCAGGGACGTGATCCCGCCGATGCCCTTCTCCAGCAGTTGCAGCAGCGCCCTCGGCATAGACCCGAACACCTTCGGGATGATGGAAGCCAGGCCCTTGCCGCTGGTGATCAGGCCCTTGATCAGGCCGCCGACCAGATGCCCGCCGATCCCGGCGAACACGGTAGACGGGGAGCTGATGCCGAAGAAACGCTTCACCGCGCCGATGATCGGCTGGACGATATTGCTGTTCACCCAGCCCGCGATGTTCCGCAGCGCGCCGGTAATCCCGGACAGCAGGCCGCGGATCAGGTCCCCGCCCTTACCTGCCAGGGTCGAGCTGAGATTGCCGATGGCCGAGACGACCCGGCCGGGCAGCCCCCTGAAAAAGGACAAGACGTCGGAGATCCCGCGCTGCACCCGGCCGACGGTGTTATTCCAGATCACGTCCCAGACATGCGCGATGTCGTGGCGCACCCCGTCGTAGATAACGGCGATACTGTGCCGGATGCTGTTGAACTGGGTCGCGACGTTATGGCCAATGCGGATGACCGAGCCGATCGTGTTGGAGAAAATCAGGTCCCAGATGTGGGCAATGTCGTGGCGCACCCCGTCGAAGATCACCGCGGTCTGATGCCGCACGCTGTTGAACTGCGTCTCGACATTGTGGCCCAGCCGGATCACCATGCCGATGCTGTTCTGGAAGATCATGTCCCAGATGTGCGCGATCTCGTGGCGTACCCCGTCGAAAATCACCGCGGTCCGGTGCATGGCCGGGCCGAAATGCTGCTCGATGTAGACCGCGACCTTGGTCAGCCAGGCGATCGCGGTCAGCGCCGCCCCCGCCGCGGCGACCAGGAACTTAACGAAGTCGGCGAACGCCCGCGGGTTGGCGGCTACCGCGTCGGCGATCTTCTTGACCCCGGCCGCGATGTTCGTGATCATGCCGGGCAGCTGCGGGGTCAGTGCCTTGAGGATGTCCCCGAACGCGCCGGCGACGGCCTGGATTGCCTGCTTCACCGCGGGCTGCCCGAACGCCTTGATCAGCGCGTCGGCGAACGCCTGGAACGGCACGGCGATCGACTTGACCGCGCCGGCCAGGACCGGGGTCAGCCCGGCCAGCACCTTGCTGGCGGTGCCCGCGATGCTCTCCAGCACCGGGATGAACGACTTCCCGATGGTGCCCAGGTCCTTGGTCGCGCTGTCTTTCAGGTCGCTGAACGACTTCTGCACCTTCTTGGACTGCAGCGCGCCGGCAATGCCCAGCCCGGCCAGCGCGCCGCCGAGGGCGAGGGTGATCCCGCTAGCCGCAGCCTGTGCGATGAACGGCAGCGCCGCGATGGCCACAGCGGCACCGCCCGCCAGCGCATAGGGGTTGGACAGCAGCGGAGCCGCGCCAGCTGCCGCCTGCCCGGCCCCGCTGACGCCGGCGCTTGCGCCCGCCCCGCCCGCACCGCCCGCACCGCCGCCGACCCCGGGGATCAGGCCGGCGACCCGGGACAGCAGGCTCGGCTTCTTGGCGTCCAGCTTGTCCAGCGCAACGCCGATCTCGGTGATCTGCGCCAGGGCCCGCAGCCGGCCGCCGAGGGTGATCTGCGGCTCGACGACCTTGCGGCCGAGGTCGTCCAGCTTCGCGGTCATGTTCAGCAGCGTGACCCGGGCCTTGGTGTCGTTCATCGACAGCGGGACGGACGCGGCCTTGCGGGCCATCTCGGCGATCTTGCCGGACAGGGCATCGACGTCGATGCCGGCCTTGCGGATGTCGATGCCGACCGGCACGTTCCCGGCCTTGCGGTTCAGCTCAGCGGCGAACCTGGTCCCGGCCTCGGCACCGCCCTGGGCGAAGGTCTCCTCAATCTTGCCGGCCGTGACCTTGCTGCCCCGCTCGGCGGCGTCGTACCCGGCCTTGGTCTCGTCCCTGGACCGGACGGTGACCTCGACGATGTTCGGCATTTAGTACTGCTCACCTCCGCTCTGCTCATCGCGCCTGGTGCCCAGCTCCTCGATCCGCAGCAGCCGGATGATCTCCGTGTCCTCGGCCCGCACCTGGCTCGGCAGCTTGTGGAACTCCCGGCAGATGCGCAGGATCAGCTTGGCTTCGGTGAGTTCGGCAGGCTCTGTGACAAGCTCGCCAGTCCCAACCTCAACTCCTCCGGGGGCATCCCGCCATTGGGTGAGCCGCCGCTCAAAGGGGGCGGCACAGACGCGATCGCGTCCATCCAGCCCATCAAGATCGCCATCGTGAAGTCGATGTCCTGGGCCCGGATCACCTCCGCCGTGGGCTTGAGCGGCTCGCCCGCCTCGTCCTCCAGGTTCCACTCGACGATCGAGGCGGCCAGCAGGTCGAAGACCTGGCCCAGATCCGAGTTCCGGCCGCCGGTCATGTCGCCCGCCAGCTGGGTCAGCATGACGAACTCATCGACGCTGACCGACTTGGCCAGGCAGACGAAGCCCTCCATGTCCGGGTCCTCGAACTTCAGCCGGTACTGCTTGGGCTTGCGCTGGTATCCCATGTAAACCTCCCTGGCCAGCCACAGCGCGGCTGGCAGCCATTGCGCCCAGTGCAGCCACGTCAGGCCCACGTGGGCACGGTGCCGTCGGCGAGCGACCCGGCCGCCGACCAGTTCAGGTCCCCGCCCTGGGCCCGGACCACCGTGTAATCGGTGTAGAGCACCTCGTTGTTCAAGGTGGCACCGTTGACGGTCATCGCGGTCGAGCGAAGCACCGCGGTCGAGGTCACCGTCTTCAGCACCTGGTGCACCCCGGTCGGGTTGTACTGGCCGTTCAGCGTGACCGTGAAATCAGCCAGCAGCAGGATCCGCTCGATCGCCTGCACGTCCAGCCCGGTCACGTCGCTGGCTGCCCGGGGCGTGGCGAACTGCAGGTTGGTGCAGTCGTTGCGGACGTCGGTCAGGACCCCGCCGACGGTATCGACGCTCATCGTGGTCCAGGCGAGGCCGCCAGATTTGGCCATATCGTCCCTCCTTCCTCAGGCGGGAGCTAAGCCCAGGTCGGAACGACGCCGTTGGCCAGCACGCCCGGCGAGGACCAGTTCAGGTCGCCGCCCGCGTCCCGGGTAATGGCGTAGTCGGTGTAGAGCACCTCGTTGGGCAGGGTGACGCCCGCCACGCCGAGCGTCGTGGTCCGCGCCACCGACGTGGACGGCACGGTCCTCAGCACCAGGTGGATGCCGGTGGAGTTCCACTGACCGTTGAGCGTGATGCTGAAGTCGGCGAGTAGCAGCAGTCTCTCGATCGCGCTCTTGTCGATTCCTGTCACATCAGTAACAGCGCGCGGAGTCGCGAACTGCAGGTTGGTGACGTCGTTCCGGACGTCGGTGACGGTAGTGCCGTCGGACAGGTCCACGTTGAGGGTGGTCCAGCCCACGCCGCTTGTTTTCGCCATGACTCACATCCCTTCTAACCGCGGTCCAGCGCGGTCTTGAGCCCGTCCTGATGACAGGCGAAATCGTCGACCCACTGGTCAGGCCGCAGCTCGATGGCAGGCGTGCCGCGCGGGTTGCCCCGCCAGTCGCCCCCGGTGATCAGGAAGTGCTCGGGCCGCTCGATCCGCTTCTTGTGCGGCTCGAAGCACCGGGTGCCGGGCGGGTAGGTGAACACCGTCATGCCCAGCTCGTCGCGGCTCTCAGAGTGAGACCGGCTGGCGTCGTGCCGGGCGTAGTCGCCCTGGAACTGCCCCAGCGCGCTGGTCTCGTCGATGACCAGCGCGAAGCCCTGCCGGTACTTCTCGCAGCCGACTTCCTCGCAGGCGGCGTCCCGCCAGTGGGTGCTGACCGGCGCGGCGATCTGGTAGGACTTGTAGCTTCCCGGGCCCATGGCCGGCTGGATCCGGTTCAGCAGCTGAGCACCGCGGGGATCCACTAGAAGCTCACCGCCACCGGGTTACGCACGAAGACCACGGCAAACCGGGCGTTGGTGAAAGTCCCCGTGCTGGCCACCCGGGTCCAGCGGCGGATCAGCGCGCCGGAAGCGGTCGCCACCCGGACGGCGTACGGGCACATGGCCGGGGTGACCGCCGTGGTGGTCAGGCCGGTGACGTCGGTGTAGGAGGCCGGCACGTCAGTGGTGAAGTCCTGCAGCTTGATGGTGACCGAGGTGCCGCTGACCGAGAGGACGTGCACGTACATCTGCGCGCCGAAGCTCAGCCCGGCTGCGCCGCTATCCATCCCGGCGCTGTTGACCGGGGCTGCGTCGAGCTGGATGCCCGCGGTGTGCTGGGTGCCCCACTCCAGGCCGGTGCCGTTGGCCTGCAGCGAGCAGGCGAGCGACACCGACCCGTCGGTACCCCGGGTGCCGTCCCAGTTCAGCTGCTTGGCCGTGCAGGCCGCGGCCTCGCCGCCGACCGCGGTGCCGCGGAAGTAGGACCCGATCACGTCCGAGGACGGCAGCAGGTACATCCCGGCCGGCACGCCGGGGCTGTACGGGTTGAACCAGGAGGCGAAGTCGAACCCGCCGTCGCGGTTGCCGCCGATCCGCTCGAAGCCGCCGGCCCGCAGGCCGGTCACGTCGAGCGCAGCCGGGCCGCCGCCGATCTTGGACAGCGCGCCGACGTCCCCGCTCAGGTCCAGGCCCTGGACGTAGAAATTGTCCCCCAGGCCACCGGTCTTGGCCATCAGTCACTCACCTCTTGGCTCCACATGTCGTTCACCACGATGGGAATCGTCACCGTCATGACGCGGTTTATCGTGCGGTCGATCGTGACGTAGCCCGCCTGGGCGGCCAGCGGCGTGCCCTCGGCACCGAGCAGGTCGACGTTCCGGGTGCCGCCCGCGCCGCCCAGGTCGAAGTCGGCGGAGTAGGCACCGATCAGCCAGGACACGGCGGACAGCACGTTCGGGTCGATCGCGTCGAACGGCTGGCTGATGAAGCTGGTGTAGACGCGCTGCATCAGCACCAGCAGGCCCGAGGTGCTGGCCAGGCCCGAGGACCGCACCGGGGCGATCCGGTCCACCCAGACCGCGCAGGTGACGCCGTTGCCGGGTGCCGACTTCGGCTCGTGCGCGTTGACCGAATCGAAGTAGCCCGAGGCCGCGGCGTAGCTCACCGTCTTGTCGAAGATGGCGGCGATCGCGGCCTCGTTGAAGTTCACGAGTAATGCAATTCCTCGGCCAGGGCGCGAAGCTCGGTGGCGACGATCTCGGCGAGCGCGCCCGCCAGGGTGCCGAGGAACGGCTCAGAGGCATTGAGCCCGTTCATGCGGGCCTGGCGGCGCACCACGTCCAGGTGGCTGCCCACCTGGCCGGCCCTGGCCAGCAGCGCCGTCTCCACATGCGCCACCGAGGCGTCCAGGTGCGTCGTGCGCAGGCGCTCGTCAGCCATCGGCGGGCTCCGGCTCGGGCTCGGGCACATCCCGGATGATCCGGTCCAGGTCCGCGATCTGCTCCTGCCGCCAGGCGTCGATCTGAGCCTGGCGGTCGGCGACCGCCTGGGTGATCGGGTCCGGCTTAGCCGGCTTGCGGGTCACCGGGGCCGGTCCAGCGGGATGCCCTGGGCCAGGTCCAGCG